GCATCTACATCGTCTATAAGTGAACGACCAAATGATGTGAAGGTTGCCAGTTCAGCAGTACCCGAACCAGTAAAGTATGGAAGTTTATCTGATGCAGATGTGAGTCCGGCAATTGCTGCCAACTCTGCATCATATCCCTGAACATCAGTTCCTATAGCTAACCCTAGATTAGTTCTAGCAGTTCCAGCATCTGTTGCCCCAGTACCGCCATTGGCAATCGCAATAGCGGTACCGTTCCATGTGCCAGTTGAAATTGTTCCAACAGATGTTAAGCTTGAAGCGGTTACTCCAGAACCAAGTGTAGTTGAACTTAAAACAGATGTTCCATTAATTTTAAATTCTTTACCAGTCAACAAATTCAGGTGTTCAGATGAAGTCCACGAATCTGTAGCATCAACCCAGTTAAAAGTCTTGTCGGTAGCGCCTTTAAGAGTAATACCGCCGCCGTCAGCACTTGCGTCAGTTGGAGAGTCTATAGAACCGAGCTCCAAGTTTTTATCATCAACTGTGATTGTTGTTGAGTTGACAGTTGTTGTAGTTCCATTTACTGTTAGGTTTCCAGTAATTGTTGTTTCTCCACCTGCAGATACGTTATTAAACTGAACATTACTATTTGTTGCCACTGCTTGACCAATTGCAATTGTTGCATTTGATCCTTCGCCTGGAGTATGGGTAATGGTTACGCCTGTTCCAGCAGTAAGGTCTGACATATAGTTGCCAGTAGTATCTGTACCAAGAGCTATTGTGCCAAGAAGAGCTACTGTTCCAGTTGCATTTGGTATAGTTATAGTCCTATCTGCAGTTGGATCAGTAACCGTTATGGTTGTTTCGTGATCGTCTGAACTTGACCCCTCAAAAACTACAGAAGAACCATTTATGGTTAGCCCTGCAAATGTTGGCGAATCAGAGGTGGCAACTGCTTGACCTATAGCAATTGTTGGAGTTGCCGTCTCCCCTGAGTTGTTGCTGAGTGTTACGCCAGTTCCAGCAACAAGAGATGCAACATAATCACCACTTGTGTCTGCCCCTAAGGCAACTGAGTTTGCAGCTATTGTTGCTGTTAATGTTGCGTTGCCGAGGTTTGTAACAGTAGCACTACCGCTAAGGTCTCCTCCTAATGTTATTGTAAAGTCGGCAACATCAAAATCTAATGTATTATCAGTATCGTCGTAGCTTACGTTAATTCCAGATTCTGTGTTTGAAGACACCATTGCTCCAACAACGTCTGCTACAGCTTCATTAAAGTCTGTAACTGCTGTAGATGCTATTGCAATATTTGTTGCTCCGGCAGTTGTTAAACGACCCTGTGCATCAACAGTAAATGTTGCTACTGCCGTAGCTGAACCATATGAGGCTGCTGTTACTGCTGTATTATCAAGATTGATTGTAACTGTATCTGTTGCAGAAGCGACTGATGTAAGACCTGTACCGCCAGAAATGGTCAAAGTGTCTGTGCCAGAAGTTATTGTTTGACTAGAACCACTGTCTGCAGCTACCGTAAACGACGTTGCAACGCCTGCAACAGCGGTATCGACATATCCTTTTGTTACAGCGTGTGTCGAAGCAGATGGAGTCGGAACAACAACTGTTCCTGTAAATGTTTTATTACCAGAAATAGTTTGAGCAGTTGTGAGTGTAGTAAATGCACCAGAACCACCAATGGCAAGAATTGTTCCCGCCGTACCACCAGCGCCATTTGTTCCCTTACCGTAATAGAGGACGTCATCTACTTCTGTAAATGCTAATTCTGCGTTTTCAAGCGACGCTGGTGCACCTGATGAGCCACCAGGAGCCCTTCTTTTGATTCTAATTGTATTTGACATTTTTAGAAGTTTCCTCCATCAACTAAATTTTCTTCAGAATAGTTTATCCATTGATTGCCATTATAACGAAGGACATCACCTGAACCTACTGTCGAAATAGTAACGTCACTTAAACCATTGAGAACAGATTGTGTTGCTATTTGTGATTCTGCAGATATTATTCTGTCTTTGACCGTTAAATGAGAACCGGCAGGATTTAGACCCATTACAGTTTGAATTGCTTCTACAGCGTCATTTAAATTTGCGTGCTGTTGTGCATGAGGTACTACAACCGAATTTAAAGTATCTGTTGGGCTAGGATTGATGAAATTATCAAGGGAACCAGGATATTGTGTTGGCATATTTCTCCTATAATGAAATAATTTTATTAGGGCCGTTTTCCCAAACTATAGTAATGGGACTTGATGAATTTGATCCAGTAAAAGGTAAACCAGTTGCGGTATCTACATAAAATATTAATCTTGATGTTTCGTCAGTTGCAGAAGACTGGTACCCAATAACGGCATTAAATGCAGAGCCATCATAATCTCCAATGATTAGATCACTTGCATCAACTACCCCTAAAGTAACAGTAACATTTTCAAGTGCATTTGATCTTTTTTTAATTGACCCAGCAGGTATATCAGAGACATACTGATCAACATTTTGATTGGGTGTATATAAAGAATTGTTAATAATCAAAATCTTTATTTCAATTACAGATAAATTGATTTCGCCTTTTAAAAGAGATTCTTTTGTTTTCCCATAGATGAAATTACTCATTCTAGACGCCCACATCTTTGGATACAATAATTCTATATTTGTATCCTGACTTAAAATAATCTTTGTCATCAGTAAAATACACAGGCGTTGCATCTTCTGATGGAAAATCAACATACACTTCTGGCTTCCACGAGTGCATCAACACTCTTGTTTCGATATTTTCCCATCTTGAAACATTGCGTTGTATCTTTTTTCTCTGTGCTTTAAAATAAAAATTATTTAAAAAGTTTGTAGCAGGACGTGAACTAAATTTAATAATAACTCTTCCATTATTATAATCATTATTTAAATAAAAATCACCGTTAATTGGATTAACATCTGCTATATAAAATTTAGGGTTTTTTGCCAAAATTTGAACTGTCGTATAGGCGTCAGTTCTAATAGAATGATCCTCTACAAACAGTTCCTGAATAACTGGAACAGTGTAGGAATTAAATTCACTTGGAGTTGCACTTTCCTCTTGAGTAAAGCATATCTGTTCTTCGGAAATTGACTCATTTGCCGCATCCAAAAAATTGACAAGCCTAATTAAATACTCTTTATTTGTTTGCCTAGTAACATCCCAGTACAACTTAAGAGTTCTTGATATTTGATTATAGTCAGCTATTGTATTAATTGGAAGAAAAGGTTGAGCTAAAACTGTAGGAGTAGCATGGTTAGTCTGAACTATAAAATTTTCATTTTTAAGACTTGATATTTTAATTGTTTTACCAAATCTTATGACAACCATATTGGTATCAACAATGGCGTACTCAATTAACGGAAGGGTCACATTAATCTCCTGATTACAAACTAATAATATTAGTAACCAATCATTGGAATAAAAGAACAGGGGGCGACCCGAAAGTCGCCCCCTGCTTTTAGGGTATCGTAACTATAACTACCCTAAGGTTTTTTTTAGAGGTTCGAAGTAATCGATCTTGTGACTTCTACTTCGTAGTTACGTGCTAGCTTGACATTCTTAGCAACGGTGATACCTTCACCGTCACCCAGCATGACAATATCGTAGCGCTCCTTCATCTTCATTGAACGAATGTCACGGCTTGGATCATCGAACTGATCGGTGCTCATGTCATCCTTGACGAGGAGTGTGCCAACCTCATTACGATCAATGAGGAATAGGTCTGACTTAGCTGGTGTTGCGCCACTCTTAGCGGTGAAGCTGACGAATGGTGAAACAATAACGTTCAAGCCCATTGGAGCAGTAGCATTAAGCGTACCTTCCTTGGACTGTGGACGGTAACCCCAGCTTGTATTCATCTGTGCGCCACCTGCGTGGAAGACATTGTCCTTGAGGAACAATGACCACATAAGTGGGTGAAGGATGAAGTCAGTTGGAACATGATTCTCAGCCATGAGAACTGCAGCCATATCAACGATATCGTCCCAGGCAATTGTCTGGTTCAATGCGCCGTTGATGTCACGACCACTTGTGTCGTCATAGCTGCCACTGTCGTTGTCAAAGACGATGGTTGCAGCGTCCTTGAAGCGACTAAGAGCAATTTGTTCCTTGAGACGTGCCATGGCGCGTCCTGCAGCTCTTACGTGCATGCCTACGATATCCCAAAGGGAGTCAGCAATTACTTCCTCAGTAAAGGCCAGCTTTACGCCCTTCTTTGATACCTTGCCCTCGATCTGCTTGGCAAATGCGAGTGCTTGTTCTGGGTACTCTTGTCCTTCGGGTATCTCTGCTGCTTGGATGGCATTTACTGCAGGGAACTCCAAGGAGCGTCCCTTTCCGAGGCGAACTGTTGAGAGAAGTGGCGTAACCAGCAATTGTGGCTCAGCTGCTTCCTTAAGAGTGCGAGAGATTATTTTGGGGAAGAGGATTGCAGCGTCAGACGATGCAAATGCTTCCTTAATAGTTACTCTGTTATCTTCGTCAATATATCCATCCTCGGCCAGCGCGGCTTCCCAAGCTGGGAGACCCGAGAGGAGCTCTTGGATTGTCTTACTCATCTTAGGATTATTCCTCCTGTGCTATTTTCTTTTATTATATTGTGAGATTAACGCGGAATGCGCCAATCACGTTGTGGACATCCAGGTTGCTACGGATACCAAGCTTGCCCGAGAAAGCGCCTGAGCGAGTAAGCTCAAACACAGTCTTAAGTGCACCTGGGTCTGAAGGAAGCTGCATATAAGAAAGCAAGCCATCATCAAAGTTGGTTGCAAACTTCTCAACCTCTACTACCTTACCAACCTGGAGGTAAGAATAGACTGCAGAGCTGTTGTAGAAATCAGCAGCAGCTGCCTTCACTGGACGTCCCATATGATCGGAACGCACCACATCACCGGCAGCAACGTCAGCGTTGATGCCTGAAACCATTGGGTACTCTACGTAGCCATGGGTAATGAACCCAGCACCCTGTGAGGTGCCCTTGTCGAATGGACGGTAGAGGTCGTACTGTGCAACACCTACTGGAACTGATCTTGCAGCAACAGTAACAGTGTCAGTTGCTCCAGAGCTGTAAGATGGAGTTGCACCATCTAGTGGATCCCAAGATGATGGCATGTTGTCACCAAAAGTGATTGCAGCCGATGTACCATTAGCTGGAACAACTCTTGAATCACCAGCTGAGTCGGTTACGACTGAAAGAATTGTACCCTTAGTGATGACGATCTCGAAACGATCATCTTCACTGTCAAGGTACCATGTAGGAAGGCCAGGATGTGGCAGGAGGTAAGCTGCTGGGGCAATACCCTCTGAGATTACGAAACGACCTGCGCCGGTCTTAGTGCCTACCTTACGGAATTTAGCTAAACTCATTTAAGTTTCTCCTTGAAATATAAATTTATAGTTTTCTGCGGCCCATGAGAGCATCTACAAATACTTGCTCTGGGATTGATTCTGTTTTTGATTTTTCTTCTTTGATCTGACCATCAATGGTGGTGACATTGTCCTCACCCTCAACAGCTT